GTATACTTACCACCAGTTCCGATTCCACTATTGGAGAATCCGGTATCTGCCTCATCGAACAGTGCTTCTGTTCCGGTCTGTGAGGTATAACGTGAACGCATCGCAAAGATGAGTCCAGTAGGACCGTTCATTGGTTGAACGCCTGCGAGGTCATATGCGACCAGGTTAGGCATTGCACGACGGATCAGGGAGATCAGAACGGGGTCGAAACCAGCAGCTGCCTGAGCACCTGACGATTCTGGACCAGATCCGACATAACCGCCACTAGATACGGTGTTTGCGGGTGCTTCGGAGAGGAATGCTCTCTCTTCCTGAAGCATTCTTTCTTGGTTCTCCAGAAGAACTGCGGTAACCATTCTACGGTGTGCATCTTGGATGCCACCGAGACCCTCATGGTTGAGGATAGGTGCCCACTTCTCCTGAAGGTGTTCAGCATTGAAACCTTGCATTTGAATTTACCTTGTTAAAAATTTTTAGTTTGATTTATGATTAAAAAATCACTTTTGCGAAACTCTGGTCAGAGTGTTCAAGTACGATTCCATTAAACCAGTTACTGGTTGACTAGAAACTTCTGAACTCTCAGAAATATTCTCTGACTGATCTCTTTGAGATCCGGCATTCTCTGGGAAGTATGACTTACGCAGAGTTACCAGTTTCTCACGATATGTATCTTCACTATCAAACTCAACATTTTCTGCAAGAGAAGCGAGTTTATCCTTTTGTGAAAGTGCAAGACCTTCACAAACCTCGGAGAAGATTACATCAGCAACCGACTCAGCTAATCTTTGTTTGAGAGCAATATTAGTTTTAATTTGCTCGTTGAGTTTATCTTCCATCTCATCTAATTTTTCTACCATTGCGGTAGTTACATCATATTTCTCTTCAGGGATATTTACATAATGATCTTCAAAAAGACTTCTCATTCCAACAAGGAATGATTCGGTCATCTCGGTCTTAAGACCTTGCTCAATTGCGAGTTGATTTTCTGAAATCCACTCTTCAGCAACATACTCAAGATATGCATCAACTCTCTCAGTGAGTTCTTCCTTAATGGAAACAACTTCCTCTTCAAGAGTTGCTTCATATTGTGCCTTCAGTTCTTCTTGAATTCCGGCAACTTTTGCGTTGATAGCAGTTTCGAAAATGGTGCGTGCTTTTTCTTGGAACTCCTCAGAAAGTTCTTCACCAGCAAGCAGTGCTTCGACATCTTCTTCGATGTCATATTCAGCAACTACTTCCTCTTCTTCGGTGACCACTTCTTCTTCAGTAGTTTCTTCTTCGGCAACTACCTCTTCTTCAGTAGTCTCTTCTTCGGCAACTACTTCACCCTCAACTTCCTCTTCCTCTTTCATACCTTTAGGCATAGCTTCAGCAGGCTTAGCACCTCTGTTTACTACATCCTTAACGGATGAAATTGTGGGTTCTTTGAGTTTGGCAGAGTTGTCATCTACCTTATAGTTTTCTGGAGTAGGACCACCGAGATCTTCCCAATTGCCAGTTTGGCCAGGTGTCGAAACACCGGAAGCATTGCTTCCTGCTTTTGGCATTGATTCAGATGCAGCAGAGCCTTTGGTTACTACGTTTTCCATTTCTTGTAAATTGCTACCAACGGACATTTGATTTATAGATTTTTTGTATTAATCTATATTTATTTATAATTTAAAGATTTAACAGAAAATCATTAAACAGATTCAACTTATGCTCTTCAAGCATTCTTTGATCTACAAGAGTATTAATTCTCTTTTGAGTTTTTTCTGCAAGTTGTTCACGAAGAATTCCTCCTTCCCAAACCCACTCTTTACCTTCCATAATTCCCTGAACAAACGCATCAGGTGCAGAAGGATCGGCAACAATATCAGCAGCAGTTGCCAACATAAAGTCTTCACCGACAACTTTTGCACCACTACGATCTTCTCTCAAAGATCCAACACCACGTGAAGAAACCCCAAGCATTACTCCCTCACCCAAAAGAGAAGATGCAATCTTACCCATAGGAGTATTAAGGATTTGTGCCTTCCCCTTAAAATTACTTCCCTCTTGAACAAGTGAAGTGATTTTATGGGAAACTCTATCAAGATTTACGGTAGGTCCATCTGGGTGTCCAAGTTCACCAAGAGCACGTCCTTTTTGAACGAAAGTTTCATTGTACCTATTCACTTCTCTAGCAAGAGTGCTCATAGGATACATTCTGCCATTGCGGTTTTTAATGTCTCCCTGAAGAAATACACCTTCAATGTATAACTTCTTATTGGCACCTTTACCTTCAGTAATAATTTGTACGTTTGAAATTTCTTCTGTGATGAGTTTCATTTTTCTTATCCGGTAAAACCTACTTTTAAACCTACAACTGCTGCTGCAGATGCTGAAATTTGATCCTGAGGACCCTTTTCAAAAAACTCAACATGTCCTTGTGGTAAAGAAACTGTTGCAGTATTTGCATATCCAGCAGTAGTACTTTTTGCAACACTAACAGTTGCTGTACTTCCTACTCCATTGTAAACACGAACCACTGTTGCATTATCTAAAGTTGTTGGAGTATCTAATGCAACTTCATTGCCAATGCCAACTAATAAAGTCCTTGACATTATTCTTGTCCCTCTGATGATTGATCGTCAAACATGGATGCTCCAACAGTTGGTCTGATAGTATCAATACGTTCTGCTGCTTTTGCATATAAAACGTCTTTGATCCTGTCACTGATATCAGATGCAGAAGAATCTGCTCCGATTAAATTTACAATTTCTTCCATGAAAATTTAATATATCTATATTTGTTATTTATATCTCGGCAGCTTTACCATCAGCATCAACAATTCCACCATTTACTTCTGGTTCCATCGGCACATCACCCATCATACCCTGCTCTCCTTCTTGGGGTAATGGTTCTCCTGTAATAGGATCTACTGAACTTGGATCTGGAATAATTCCATCTTTAATTTCTTGTTCAATCTGATCATCCATCTCAATCATTTCAGCATCTGTCTGACGAAGAACCTTTCTACGTACCCATTCGGTGGAATAATACTTTCCAATATAAGGTTCAATCGTTGCAAGAACACCAAGACGTTCATTCAACATTTCAGTTTCTTTGAGTTCTGCAAACTGATTATCATATAAGAAATCATATTGAATGTGATCACTGATTCTTTCCCAATCTTCTGGTGATACAATATTTTTAAGAATGAGTTGAGTTTTCAACATGTCATTAAACATTTGAGCAAATCTCTTTCTCAAACGACCAACAAACTTGGCAAACTTAAGTTCATCTCTTAAAATTTCGGAAGAACGTCCGAGATTGAAACCTCCATCTGCAGCAATTCTTGATTCAGGAACTCCAAGTGCTCTATAAAGTTTCTTTTGGAAATATTCAATATCAGCAAGTTCTCCAAGATTTTGTCCACCCGGAAGTGTTGAGATTTCAGTTCCTCTACCACCTTCTCTTCTTGGAAGCCAAAAATCTTCCATCATACTCATAAACTTACGATCATCACGAACTTCACCAGTATTTGCATCATATACTAGTTTATTGCGATAACGCATCATAACATCACGTAGATATTGTTCTGCCTTTACTTTAGGAAGATTACCAACGTCAATATAGAAAATTCTACGCTCAGGTGCTCTAGACAATCTGTAAATAACCAAAGAATCTTCAATCATACGAAGTTGATTGAGTGCCTTGATTGCTTTATGTAGATAAGAAAGAACGGAACCCTTATTTCTATCTACAAGACCTGAAGTGCAATATGTAATTGCATCTTTTGCAATTTTTGTGCCCTTATTACCCCCACTAGATAAATTGCCTGTCGGATAGTTGGGTTTTGGTGTGTAAATAAAATACTCTTCAATTTCAGGAGCAATTCCGTTAGTTGTTTCATTACGTCCAGGAATATTTGGACCTATAATATTTTTGTCCCTCTTTTTTTCTTGACGAACAAATTTCATTTTCATTGGATCAATATACCTCAGTTCTTTAATTCCTTCCTGAGGTTTTTTTAGATCAATTACTTTATGATAATAGATTCTGCCATCAATATACCAATTTCTGAATATTTCGTGTGACTTATTATCAAAATCTAATATTTCTTTAATATATTTAAATTCATCTCTAATTGCTTTTTTTAACTTGTCTGTTGCATTTAAATTAGACAATTCAATTTCTACTGGAGAATCGTAAAGGTCACTTACGATTGCTTCATTAACAACATCTTCAATCGCTCCATCACACTCTGGATGGAGAGACATTTCTCTATATCTTCTTATTAAATCAAATTCTGTTCTATATTGACCTTCAATATCTACATACGAACCATAAAATCCACTACTAATATAATTGTCAACCCCGTCCTCATTATTTTGAGGAACGGGGGAAACTATATCTTTGGATTTTTTTTCTGTATCCTCAATAGAAAAACCGAAAAGTTTTGCCATAGTATAAACTGACTAGACTGTTATTTTACTATTTAGCTAATGTCTTCACCACCAGCATCGGAAGTTCTTCCCTTATATGCTTCCCAGTAATGAACTTGCATTTCTACTGTAAACTCTTGGATAGTATCAGTAGTTTCATAGCTCAAATCAATAGATGAGATATTTGTTGGGAAAACATCCTTAAACACATAACTTCTAAGAGTTTCTCCAGTACGATCAAGTTGATGTACTTTAGCATCTACTTGATAATTTGTAGGATCAGTTTCTCCAGTTCCATTATCGAGTTTATTAATATAGTTCATCCACTTTTCAAAAGCAGATCTAATATTGAAAGATGTGTCATTGAGAACTGTAATAGTCCAGGTCTCGAATGTTCTATCACCAGCAATTTTTAAAATTCTTCCCCTGAAAGGAATGTCAATTGGTGCTACTGTTGATGCTGGAAGTGCAGCTGCCTTTACCAAAAACCTTGCATTTTCAATAACTTCATTTTCAGCTTGAACTGCAACCCCCGAAGGGAAAGTTAATTCCACTTCGAAGAGGTTAGGTCTTGCTCCACCACCTTTTAATTTGCTTTTAAAATCACTGATGGTTCTTAATGGTAAAGTATTTACTTGTTGACGATTTGCCATTGTTTCTTAAACCTCTGAATTAAACGTTACCGATAACTT